AATTTATTCGAGAGGAAGGACCAAACTTTGTAGCATTTCTGAAAGCATATTTCGAATACATGGAGCAAACTGGTAAGCCTGTTGATGCGACCAGAGGTCTCTATGATTTGATGGACATCGATAGAACACTCGATTCTTTCGTTGAGTATTTCTATCGCGAGTTCATGGCAAACATTCCTCAGAATGTTCTAGTCGATAAGCGTCTTCTGGCTAAACACATCAGAGAATTTTATCGTTCGCGAGGTTCTCAGGATTCTTACAGATTTCTATTCAGAATTTTGTTCAATGAGGAAATCGATTTCTACTATCCTTCCGAAGATATTCTTCGAACTTCTGATGGAAGATGGATTCAAGAAACAGTTATTCGTGGAATTCAAATTTCGGGTGACTCAAATAATCTGGACGGAAAGCAGATTAAGGGTCTGACCTCGGGAGCAACCGCAAGAGTTCAAGAAGTTCTCCAGATTATTGCTTCGGGATTAAATCTCTATCAGATTACTCTCGAAAACGTAATTGGATCTTTCATTGAAAACGAAATCATCGATGATGGATTCGGAACACAGCTTTCCATCTTCAATAACGTCGGTTCTATTCAGAATGTTCGTATCACTCGCGGTGGTGCATTCCACCAAAAAGGAGATACGATTAGACTGACAGGAGAGAGCGGTGGATTTGCTCTTGGCGTAATCACGAATGTTACAGACACTTCCGCAATCACATTTAGAGTTCAGAATGGTGGTTCTGGATACAGAATTTCTAATACGACAATTCAGATAGCGGGAGGAAATCCACAGAATCCTGCTCAGTTTGAAATCAATGCTCTAAGTCCGACGGAAATTGTTCAGCTTTCCGATACGATTAATCCTGTTAAAGACGTTCCTCTGAATTCTGTTCCGTTCAATGCTGGATCGCCCAAGTTCTCTGGTTCGAATATCAACACGACTCTAGCAAATGCTCTATCATTCACGGATACTCTTGTTGGTTCTATCGATACGATTACTCTTCTCAATCCTGGATCTGGATATACCGGATCCCTCCCAACAATCACGCTCATCGATGAAGAAATTTCCAATCTGAACATCGTAGATCCTGTTCGCGGAGGATTCAAAGGCAGGAACGCAGTTATCGTTGCTTCGAGAGCATATGGTTCTATCGCAACAGTAGCAATTTCAAGTTCTGATATCAACTTTCTTCAAAACGATATCATTTCAATTACAAACTTATCCAAGAATCAAGAAACAGTTTTAGATTTAAGCATAGATTCGGCAGGTTCTTCGCCTGTTACGAGAACGCTTATCAGACAAAACACATATGAAGCCCGAGTGACTGCAGAAATTCGCGGAACCTTCCAGCTTCCAGGAAGATTCACAGATACGAAAGGATTCATTTCCTGGAACAACAAACTGCAGGATAATGATTTCTATCAAGAGTATTCCTATGTCATTCGGGCTCGAAAAATGCTTTCCGAATACAAGAATATCGTTTTGTCTCTGCTCCATCCGGTAGGAACAAAGATATTCGGTATGATGAATACCGAATCAACCGCAGATCTGTCTTCGATAACTGCTGGTTCTTCCATCATCACATACAAAAGATCACCAAATGATTTTCAGTTGGTTGGTCCTACGAGCAAGTCTCTTGTAAATGATGAGTTTCCTTTTTGGTATGCAAACAATACTCTGAAAGCTACGGTGAGTTCTGTTCCTGGTTCCAATCTTATGTTGGTATTCGAGAACTCTGAGGAACTGAACTACATCGTCGAAGGCTTTGCTGTAATTAAGCAGGAAGAAAATGAAGACTCTATTCTTCTGGAGGATGGTGATTCTATCATCTTTGAACCTGCCGAAGACAGAGATGAAATCCTCGTAACTGAAGAAAGCTTCAACATCTATGACGGAGGTCCATACAATTCTTCGGGCAATCCTCCAATCTTTGACGCAGAAAGTTATCTGCCTCAATCCAATTTTGCTGTTCTAGATGGAGGCTCTCCATTCTCATTGTACGATTCTCCTCTGACTGTAGATTTGGTTATTCAGAATGTTAATGAAGCAGAGACTCCTGTTCTGTTTGCGAACGGATTGTACACGATCAATACAATTTCTTCGGCTAATGTGGTCAATCTAAGAACGTTCGTGAGACCCGAAGAAACCAAACAAGGAATTCTTGGTGAAGATGGTTCCAAACTTTTCCATTCCGATGGCGATAGGATAATGCTCGAGAACAACAATATTGAAGGAGCGAATGGAGTCTTCTACTATTTCAGAGGCTATTCCGGAACCATCTAATAAATATCTTGTTATCACGAGGAAATCCTAAATGCCCAATCTTGTTACGAAGAAATTTCGCATCAAATCTGCTCAGAATTTTCTGAACGAAATTTCTTCGGCAGTATCCAAATTTTACATTTTCGTAGGAAAAGCCTCTGCATTCTCGGATGATAATAATCCTCCGACGCCAACTTCTAATGTTCAGAATATCGAATTCGATGTGTATCGCGATATGATTGCGATGAAACGCATTCAGGCATCAGATTCTTCTTTGGTGATTCCCCGATATAACTGGACTTCAGGAAACGTCTATAAGATTTACTCCGATCGCGACTCGACAATTTACACAGAAACTTTCATCCCTTCTTCCAATTCAGCATTTTTCGTTCTTACGGAAGACAACAATGTCTATAAGTGTATTGATAACAATCGGGCATCTCCATCGACAATTAAACCGACCGGAACCAGTTCATCTATCGTAACTACGAACGATGGATATCGATGGAAATTCATGTACAAGATTTCCGCCGCAGATTCACTTCGATTCGTAACGACCAATTATATTCCTGTCAAAACAATTTCTGCGAATGATGGTTCTGCTCAGTGGGCATCTCAACAAGCCGCAGCGAATGGAGCGATACATCATATCGTTCTCGTTTCCAATGGTTCGAACTATCTTTCTATCACGAACACCTTTGCTTCCATTTCCAACAGTACGGTTGTGACTCTTAGCGGAAACATTTCTGCAATCGATGATATCTACAAAGATTCGACTCTGTTCATTTCTACAGGTCTGGGTTCTGGGCAGCTCAGAAAAATCATTCAGTATGTCGGAGCAACAAAAAGAGCCACAGTTAACGGAGCATTTACGACAACTCCAAATACATCTTCTCGATACATCATCGGTCCGAATATCATCATTTCGGGTGATTCGGGTTCGACTCCTTCTACAAAAGCTACGGCATATGTCTCCAACTGTGCAGGTGGACAGATCAGAAAAATTACTCTCGTCTCCACAGGATTCAATTATTCAACGGCAAACGTCAAGGTTGTTGCTTCGCAAGGTTCTGGATGTAATGCGTATCCAATCATATCTCCTCCAAGAGGTCATGGTTCCAATCCTGCGAATGAACTTGGCGCTTCGACCGTAATGGTCAATACGAGAATTATTGGCAATGAATCGAACACATTTCCATCAAATAACAACTTCCGAACAATCGGAATTATTCGCGATCCGAAATTAAGATCTGGAGATGCCGCTTCTGCTTCGACAATAGATCAGTGTATGCGATTGACCGTGACAGGCGTAACAGGTGACTTCTTGGAAGATGAAATTGTTACGGGTTCAACTTCGGGAACTCGCGCTCAGTTCATTCGATTCGATCCTGATAACAACAAAAGGAATGGAGTCATTCGAGTGAATCGAGTGACAACAGGAGGAACGGGACTAACTTTCTCTATTGGAGAAACTATCACAGGTCAGAATTCTGGAAAGATTGCTATTGTTGCAGGAGTAACAAAACCTGCTGTTCGTGAATATACGGGCGACGTGGTGTATGTAGAAAACAGAACGCCCGTAACACGAACTCGAGATCAGATTGAAGATATCAAGATTGTTGTTCGTTTTTAGGATATAAATAAAACACCTATTCTGAAATTTGGATTTATCGAAAAACATGGCTGAAGTAGCGAACACCTCCACTCTTTCGACTAATTTCAATGTCGCTCCGTACTATGACGACTTTGATGAAACTAAAAATTATCACAGAGTGGTGTTTCTTCCCGGACAATCCGTGCAAGCACGCGAGCTTACACAGATGCAGACCATTCTGCAAAATCAGATCGACAGATTTGCTTCTCACATCTTCAAGGAAGGAAGCTCAGTTTCGGGATTGGAAATTGCTCCTCTCGATACACAATATGACTATGTCAAAATTCGAGACAATGATACGAATAACACGGCAGTCAATGTATATTCCTTTCTTGATAAGAAAATCAAGGGAAGCACCTCTGGAGTTATTGCTCAGGTCGTAAGTGTTACGGATGGTTCGCAGGCCAATACACCAAACTTCAAAACACTTTTCGTTGACTATCTTTCGGCAAACTCAACGACTTCTTCGAAGACATTCGTCAACAACGAAACCATTTTCATTATCACTGATCCGGATACAACATCCAATACGATCACATCAGTCCAAGGAAATTCTACGGGATACGGTTCAAGTATTCGTATCAACTCTGGAATTCTGTTTGCCAAGGATCACTTTATTCGAGTAGATGCTCAAACAATCATTCTAGACAAATATACGAACACTCCATCATATCGTGTTGGATTTTCGATCGATGAAAAACTAATCACTTCCTCGGAAGATCAGACGCTTCTCGATCCCGCCTCTGGTTCATATAACTTTGCGGCTCCTGGAGCTCATCGACTCAAGCTCAACGCAACTCTCGTCAAGATTCCTGAATCTCAAAATGATGCGAACAACTTCATCGAGTATGTTCGCATCAAAAACGGAATCATTCAAGCCAAGGGAGATGCTCCTCAATATAATGTTCTCCGTGATCAGCTGGCCAAGAGAACATATGATGAGTCCGGCGACTATATCGTTCGCGGACTCACAACTCGCGTTCGTGAACACCTGAACGACGGAACCAATCAGGGTGTGTATATTTCTCCAGACGGAGACATCACAAAACTTTGTGTTGATGTCGAACCGGGTAAGGCATATGTTCAGGGTTATGAAAACGAGCTTCTCGTTTCAACCCACGTTCCGATTCAAAAAGGAATCGACACGAGAAATATTGTTCAGGGTTCTGTCTATACGGACTATGGCAATTATGTCATCGTCGATAACGTCGTAGGAAACTGGGACGTAAACGGGCATGATGAAGTTTCTCTTAGAGGAAGAACTGGTGCAGGATCGGCTCAGGCTAATGCTATTGTCACGGGTAACTTTTCTTCAGCCTCTCTTCCAGGAACTGAAATTGGAAAGGCTCGTGTAAGAGGCATCGAACTTCTGTCAGGTATTCCTGGCAGCATCACGGCTCAATATAAGCTGTTTCTATCAGATATTCGCATCACCTCTTCGGGGAGAAGCTTTGCGAACACGGAATGTATTGGTTTCGATGTTGGCGGCGGCCTGGCTCGTGGAAGAGCCGATGTTCTGAATTCCAATAATCTGAATGCTAACACTACTGACCAAACTTCAACGGCAGCAGTTTATCGTCTTCCCGCAAAGGCAATGAAAAGACTGCGTTCGAAATCAGGTTTGGTGAACACGGACTACTTCTTCTACAAGATGTTCAATGCCTCGTCGTTTGATACGGCAGGTTCGATGACTTTGATTTCTACTTCTGAGGGTGGTTCTTCTTCAGAAACTTTCTCGGGAACAGGAGCTCTCTCTGCTTCGGTCGCTCGTTCTAATTTCTATATCATCGTTCGTTCATCCGCAGCTAACACATCAAATCTGACCGGAACAATTACTGTTACCTCAGGTTCTGCTACTGTTACAGGTTCATCAACGGCATTTACAACACAGATCAATCCGGGGGATATCATCGCATGTTCTCCTACGGATAGATTTGTCGTTTCATCAATCGCCTCGGCAACATCTCTTACACTTACGGCTCCTGCTGCGGCCACTCGTTCGGGAACGTATCACAAAAGATTCTTGCAGGGTCAGATTCTCGATCCAGCAGGTGTGGGAAGAAACGGAAATCGTTCCGTCACGATCAGCTCGACAACCTCGGCTACGATCGCTCTGAACGAATCGATCACGGGAGGTCTCAATGCCTCTATCGTGACAAAGCTAAACAAGATTAATGCTCAGGAAGCATCGAAAGAAGTATCGCGCAATCGTCTCGTCGAAATTAAGATGGGATCTTCTGGTGCAACTGGCTACAATGCAAATACGGCAGGTCCATGGCCTATCGGAATTTCCGATACTCTTAGACTTGTTTCTGTGCGTAAGAAAACAGGAACAAGATTCACTTCTCTTACGGAAGGAACGGATGTAACTTCTGAATTCATGTTGGACAATGGACAAAAAGAAACCATCTACGATCATGCTCGTCTTGTCAAGAAACCAGGAAGCACTCTTCCTATCGGAGCATCCGATAGACTACTTGTAACAGTCGATTTCTTCACACACACAAACAGAGATCGTGGTTATTTCTCGGTGGATTCGTATCCAATCAATGATACGACTGCTGCTTCTAACTCGTCCGTAATTTTCACCTATCAGATTCCAATCTTCACTTCTCCCACAACGGGACAAGCATATGATCTGAGAGACTGTATCGATTTCCGTCCACGTCTGACAGATTCGGCAAACTCCGTTACGACACTCACGAACATTTCCACAAATCCTGTTGGTATTCGTACGAATGTTGTTTCTCTTGCTTCGGCCGATTTGAATGAACCGACAGGTGGATTGAGATTCCCTGTTTCTTCAACTCTGTTCGAAGCGGATATGGAATATTATCTGGGTCGTAGAGATTTGATCACGATGGATTCCGACGGGAAGTTCCATTCCATCAGAGGAAATCCCGAGGCTCTTCCTAAGACTCCGGCATCTAATCCAACTCAGATGACGCTGGCTTCTATTGATATTGCTCCATATCCTTCTCTCCCCGACGAAATCGCTCGTCGCGCTGGACGCTCGGATTTGGCCAATACGCTAAGAGCCGTTAAGAATGAACGATTCACGATGCGTGATATCGGCGTAATTCGTGATCGAGTGGATCGTCTGGAATATTACACGACTCTGACTCTTCTCGAAAAAGAAGCGAAGAATCTTGCGATCCGTGACGGAAACGGAAATGAAAGATTTAAGAACGGATTCCTTGTCGACGCATTCATCGGCCACTCGGTTGGCAATGTGTACGATCCTGACTATAAAATTTCCGTGGATCCTTCAAGAAAAGAAGGAAGACCTCTCGCTAAAATCGATGCAGTAGAACTTGTTCTTAAGACTTCTGAATCAACCAACATCGTTAGAACTAATGTCACTCCAGACAATGTTCCAAAAGACCAGACTCTCTATGTTTCCAATTCTCAGGTAAACTTTGCGCCTGGTTCGGCTGTTTCTTCGGGATTGATTACGGCAACTGTCCGTCATCATGTTGATAACAGAGTGTATGTTGAAAATGCTACGGGAAGATTCGGTGTTGGTTCCGATCTTTCTTCAACAGCAGGAACAGCAGTCATCGAAGGCGTGGATTCTCTACGTCCGGGCAGACTTATCACTCTGCCATATAGTCACGATCTTGCTGTTCAGCAACCAAATGCTACGACGACACGTAACACGGCAGGACTGTTCTATAATTGGGTTGGGCATGTAACTCTTGATCCAAGTTCAGATTACTGGGTTGACACAGTTCTTCCGCCAGAACTTCAGGCCAACATCGACAATAATGCTGACAACTGGGAATCCATGCCCAATCCATTCGGTTCTGAATGGGGTTCTTGGGATACGGTTATTTCGGGACAACCCAGCTTCTCGGTCACGGAAGCAGCCGACTCTACGAATAATCAAGGTGTTTCGGGGGGTCAAGGTTCTTCGACTACAACGAGCAATCTTCAGACATATACGGCTCCTGCGCTCGACAATAGAATCGGAACAAATTTCGGAGTCAATCTGACTTCACAGCTGCAAACACATAATGCATTCGTTCGCAATGTGAACATTCAGCCATTCATGCGTTCGCGTCCAATTCGATTTGTCGGAAGAGGATTCAAGCCATCTTCGCGTCTGTGGGCATTCTTCGATGGAACAAACGTCACGGATTTCATCACTCCTACAACATCAGCATTTATTCCAATCGGATCGGAAGGTTCGGGGATTGTAACTTCCTCGCTCGGTGATGTATTTGGAATTTTCCGTATTCCAAATCAAAATTCTCTTCGATTCAGAAGAGGAGAAAAAGTTTTCCGTCTCACGGACAACTTCACAAACTCTATTGCTCCTGGTCTTGTTACGACTGCAGGACAAGCAATCTTTGCTTCCGAGGGATTGAGAACAGATGTTGCTGTCAATCAGGTTACGGAAATTCGTACTCCTGTACCTGAACCAGTTGTTGAATATATCTATGTTGAAACTGAACCACCAGTAACACCTGATCCACCACAACCTCCTCCAAGAGAACCAGAAGATTTCAGCATCTATCTGATTCAGAGCAGACCAAGCTTTGAAGTTCATCCTGTTCAGTTGCCGCCTCCACCTCCTGAACTTCCGCCTTTGCCTCCAGTGGTTGAACAGGTTTTTGAATCATTCAATCAAACTCCTGAAATTCCAATTCCTCCGGTTGAACCACAAGAAGTAGTTGTCGTTGTTGAAGAACCTGTGTTCCAACAACCAGACGACTTTGTTATCGAGAACAATTTCGAATTCATCGATTTCGATTTTAGTATCGGAGGTATTTGGAGAACTTTTGGTGCGGGAAGAATGGATCCCATTGCACAAACATTCCTTGTAGATACGAAATCCTCGGGAAGACTCATTTCTTCGGGTGCATATATCACAAAGGTTGATTTGTTCTTTTCAAGTAAGGATGATATTCAGCCTGTCATCGTAGAAATTCGTGAAGTGGATTCTTCAACAGGTTATCCCACACCGAGAGTTCTTCCATACGCAAGAGCTACGATCGATCCTTTCTTGGTCAATATTTCTTCGGATGGTTCTAAGCCAACTCCAATTTACTTCCCATCCCCTGTCTATGTGGAAGATGGAAAGCAGTACGCAATCACGGTAATTCCGGGAGGTGGTAATCCGAATTATTCTGTTTGGATTTCGCGTCTTGGAGAAACTGATCTTCTGACTGGAAACAGAATTTCCGTTCAACCTGCAACTGGAATTCTTTTCGCTTCATCGAA